ATCTCATTGAATTGGTGGAGCAATCAGTAGATCACATCACGCTATGCCTGTCTTGTTTTCTGGGGATTCTTCAGGGCTATTAAGCCCGGATTGCATTGATGATTAGACCCACCATCACCACATGCACAACCCGAGACAGGTAATAATTGTTTGATTAGAGGATATAGTGATATTATCTTTCTCATTATAGTAATAATTATTATGAATTCTTTCTTAAGGATATATGATGGAAAATAGAAATACTAACATAGATGTTCTTAAGGCTTTTGCAACATTATTAGTTATAGCTGGTCATGTAATTCAAATCACCACCATTAAATTTGATGACAGCATGCTGTTTAAAATAATATATTCCTTTCACATGCCTTTGTTTATGTGCATTAGTGGATATCTTTATAAAGAACCTAAAGTAATATCATTGGATATAATAAAGAAAGCCAAGCTTTTACTAATACCATTTTTTTCTTGGGCGGTGATAAATTACTTCCTATTTAATATAGACGGGTTTCATATTGCCTCTTTTTATTCTTATATGCTGGATATGTTATTCAATCCCTCCCTTGGTTTGTGGTTCTTATGGGTTCTTTTTTTTACAATATGTATTTTCATAAGCTTGCCAGAAAAATACAAGTCGATTTACGTGATAATTTTCATCATCATTGCCGATCGATTACAACATAAGTTCTCGTTATTGAATGATTTTGGCATGGGGTTATTGACTTGGCAGTTTTTCTTCTTTTTTATGGGGTATTGTTTTAGGAAATACTCAGTTCTATCCATAATAAGAAATAGATATATAAATATATTATCTCTTATGATTTACATTTCTCTAGTAACGCAATGGCACCGATTGAATGTAGATACTATATTTGGCCTTACCATAGAAAACAGCATTATAAACAATAGACTATTATTTATTGTTAGATATGCAACAGCAATCAGTGCCATAGTGTTTTTATTTGGACTTAATTATAGTTATATATACAATAAGTTTAAATCCTTAATAATATATATATCAAGTAATTCATTGTCATTTTACGCAATTCAAAGCGGGTTAATATACTTCACAGTACACATAATATTAAATGGAATTACAAACCATCTTATTATGCAACTTATCTGCTTTTTAACTGTTACAGTTTTAGCTGGTATCATCATAAAAATAATCAATCACAACAACTTACTAAGAACAGTTTTATTCGGTAGATAAATATATTTTTAACTCCGGGCTTAGTCGCCCGGAATCTTACTGTGGGAGTTCAGGTAAAACAATATCCTCTGGTTTTGATGTGTCAATTCGACTCAGTAAGACGCGGTAGGTTTTCCATGCCGTAAGCTGTGCTTTGTCGTCATTTGTTGCCATGCCGGTATCTACAGCATCTTGCAGTGGTGCAATCTTCGCAGCGGCTGCATTCAATAATTGAGTTTTCTTTTCTTCCGCTTCCTGTATTGCTGCTGCTTGCTGCAATGCTTTATCTGTTACCCATTTCGAACCGTTCCATTTGTCGTAAATAGTGAGTGGTGCTAGTAAAGTGAGCGTATCTGGCAATTCACCAATTGTCGTTACTTCCTCCGGCTGACCAGTTTCAGTGCTATATGCCACTTTCCCCCGCAAATCAGCAACAATTTCCCACACTGTACCATCCGCATTACGTCGCACTGCCTTATCAGCTCTTGCCGGCAATATTGGCGCATCAGCATATCCGCGCGCGGGTAATCCGACGCCCATCGGTAGGTACTCATTATTAACGCCAATGTATTCGCGTGAGTCAGGGCTTGCGCTATAAACAGCTATCCAACCCTCAGTGATAGATAAACCATCTTGTCCCAACTGCGCTACGGCAATATCTAGTGAATATTTTGTCATTATAAAGCTCTCACAATGTAGTTAAATGCAATGTTCCGTGGGCGAGTTTCATCACCGCCAGAATCACTTGTTGAAAGGCCGTTTACGCTTGTAAACCAACCTGGTGTGGGGCCGCCTGTTAGTCCGCGAATCTCAAAATTCGAGAGCCCATGGTTATGGCTTTGTATCCCGCCCCCCTGCCATCCCAATAAGTTTTGGTCTGCCCTAACACCACGCCCATCATCAAAGCCACGAATAAACTCGCCGCGCAAATCAGGCAATACACCAGACGGATATGCCAACGCCAATTTTGGGTATGTTGCTGCGCTAAACGATGAACCGTTTACTTTCAGAAACCCCGTAGGAGGGGTAGCTAGCGGGTAAGGAAGAGGGATGCCAATGGGAACTAGACTACCTTCGCCCAAACCAAGGTTTAAGAGAGTCTGTGCAACCGCAGCCGGGCCAGCGTCTTTAATTTCAGAAAGGTTATTAGTAATTTTTAATAACAAAGCGCCCAAATCACTTACTGCTTTTGGCGTGGCTGCCAGTATCTGACTGTTGCTGTTAGTTGCGTTACTTAATTGAACAACACCTTTTTGAGTTAATGAGGCGTCTTTAAGTTCTGGAATACCCTCTGCGATAAGATATCGTATAGCCTCAAGCACTTGAGCGCGATTACTCTTATCTAAAGAAATGCCAGCCGCCTCAACAATTCCCGCCAGTTCTTCCTGCACGGCATCAAAGTAATCATCATCCAGCGCGGTAGCCGGTACGCCAGTCTGTGGGTTACCACGGGTAAAGCCGTTCTTACCCGCGCCAAATTTATCAACCTGGGCGGTTGGGGTATCAATACGATGCATAAAGAGTTACTCCGGATAAAGAAAAGTCACATAAGTGTGCGAAGGACAAAGTTTGTTAATGACGCATTCGGCGGTGGTACCGCCCCACGTTCTCAGACTGTCGGTGCAGACAGAAGCGCAGGTCATATCTGTTATCTGGGTGACATTCGGCATGTTGACCCGCCACCAGTAGCGCCACTCGTCTGCATAAAGCGAATCAATGCAAGTCGAGGTACAGCGAAAAACATCACTTTCAAACTGGGTGATCGTGGCATCCGGATAGCCCAGTGCCGCCAGTTGTGCCAGATAGAACGCCTTATTAATCCCACCTGTGATGTTAATTTTTGCATCCAGCCGCTGTTGCCGCTGGGCCAAGGTCTGTACGCCGGGCGGTGCGCATGAATCCGGCAGGCCGGTTAATTGTTCATAGCGACTAATGAGTTCGGTAGTAGTACGTGGATCAACCTCCAGCATCAGGCTATCGCCGCGCTGATGGGCGCGAGAGTAAGACGGTGCAAGCCCCAGCAGTAGGGGATCATCCCCCTCCCATGCCGGGCCACGCGGCAGCAGGTTGGTTAATAACTGGCTATAACTGTCGGTTAAGTCCACGTTAGATCTCCCACAACGGGCAGCTCAGTAGCGGCCAGCGGTATATCATCGGTCGGGCTGACCAGAACGTGTTTATATTCGCCAGTCGCAATACTGATAGCCTCACTGATACGCGAGTGATCCAGTGTTCCACCCGGCACCCCATCACGCAGAAACAAGGCGCGCAACTCAGCAATGACCGCATAGCGCACTTCGGGTGTATCTGGCGTGAGGCGAATATGGAACGGCACCACCTTGGCAACTGGCGGGAAGGTGTAGAGACTGGCTCCCGCCACTGGCGCTAGCGGTAAAAGGTGATCACGGACGGCGGTCACTACCGCATTATCTGGGATCGGGTTCTCTAAGTCGCTGTTGGCCACCATCACGCCAACAGTACCGGTCCCCATCCAGTGGCGATAAGTCCAGGCACGCGTGACGCCGGGCACCTCTTTAGCCCAGATAATGTAATCACCATCAGCGCCACCCTGTGGGGTGTAATACCAGCGCTCGATGATCCGTGCTCGCCACTCGTCCATTGGCTCCACATCAGTACCGCCCTCGATGCTGTCAGCGGCGGCAGATGATGGCAGGCCATTAATCGGTTGGATCAGCACCATACTGATACCATCATCGGTATTACCCAAAGTCCCAGCGACCGAACAAATCACCGGTACCCGCAGAACCCCCGCAACAGCGGTCGCCGCAGCCGTGGTGGTGTACTCCTGCAAATCATCACGTTGAATTACTCTGCCAGCAGGCACTTCAATACCGTTGGTGACGCCCTCCCAGCGCACAAAACCGGTCGCTGTTGCGGGTTCCTTGCGGGGGCAGCGCTTCATATTGCCGTGGCGCGCTAACCAATCCTCATCACACAGATCCGGTAATAGGTTGCGGGCCAGATAGTCGATATAGCCATAAACCGTATGCACCGCCGCCGCATGTACCCGGCTGTAAACCTCGGTGTCGGTACGGCGAAGAACGGCATCAGTTTGGAAGCGAGAATTAAGGTCACTGCGGATTTGGGTAATGAGCTGGGGAAGTGTCGGGCGGTTAAATCCGCTGTCAGCCATTGAGTGCACTCCATAAATCATCAAATGTGATTAGCTGAGAACTGCCATCATTGCGATACAGGGTTATCTCGGCGGTCAGTATCTCGGTACCGCGCCGCTGCACATTGATGGCTATTCGTGAAACTATGCCGTCGTCTTTTAGCCAGGCTAGCGCCTGTTCTAAGTAACCTCTGGCTAGTTCGACTGTGTTATTGGTCAGTGTGGTGCGTTGAAGCAAGTACAAACGCGATCCAATACGGTCATTTTGTATCGTGGGATAGCTGTCACCCCACCACCCCATCGGCTGTTCTGAATCATCATCTGGATCAGCACGACGCCAGGTGAACAGAGAAATAATCACTGCGCGAGTGAGATTATCAGTGGGCGTGGAGGCTGATTGTTGTTGACCATTCACCATCAGGATCATGAGTTACTCCATCTTCTGGTTAGGCTTGTCAGTATTCGGTTCGCCATGTGGGTGATCGTGCAAATTGAACTGGTCACGCATCGCCGCCATAGTGCCGGTTTTATCTTGAATATCAGCAGCCGACTCAATGTTGCCACTGGCTTTAATCTCACCTGTAGCTTCGATAAGCGGGGTGTTGAATAGCGCTTTTTCCTCGGCGTTAACAATAAACTGTTTGGTGTTCAGCTCTATTTTGTTGCCGCGCTTGAGAATAATGCTGTCGCCCTCATCGCTGTAAATGGCCACCTCCCCATCCTTTAACCCTTTAATCCGATAGCGACGATCAGCAACCACCAACACCACCCCATGCGAGCGGTCGCCATCGGGGAAAGCGGCGAACGCCTCCGCGCCAGTATGGGCGGCGCTGGTAAAGCCATAAGGTTCCAGATGTTCGATATTGTCTTTTAGCTCATCGGCAATCATCTGGATTTGTAGCATCTGGTTTTTACTGCTGGAGTCCAGGCGACGCACTACCGCCCGCACCAGCATATTGGATAGCCCGCGCTGTATCCCATCCAACAATCGACTCATTAGAATTCGTCCTCTTCGGCTTTTTTGCGGCGCTGTTTGTTTGGATTGGGTGGTTTTGGCAGATAGGCATCAGCGGGGCCGATCCGCAACTGGGTGATGGTTCCCTGCTCGTTTTTGCTGTAGGTCACCTCCGCGATTAACATTTCGCGGTTGTTAAAGCCCAGCACCGGATCGAACACCGTGACCAGCTGATTGGGCGACCACAAATCGCCGTTCCCCTGCCGCCAGCCCTGTACCGTATAGGTCACTTCATCGGTACGCGCTGCCCGCCGTAGCATCTCAAACTGGCTGCGCTCAATCACCGATCCCCCCGTGGCATTGCCGCTCTGCTTAATCACCATCGGTCGATAACGGCTGACGCCGCCGTCAACGGTTTTAGCCCGGATGGCATTGGTGGTGGCCGCGCCAAAGTCGTCGTCATTGCCCGATCGTTGCCCGGCAACCACGTATTCAGAAAAGCGGTCTTTGATGCTCTGCTCGGTGTCACAGGAAATGATATTTTCCCCCAGCACCAACGCGGTGACGGTGCGTGAGGCTCCCACCGGACCAATCACCAGTGCGCCAGCTGGATTGTCATAGGCCAGTACCTGCTGGATGCCCATCATCTTATCCAGCACATCCACCACAGTTTCACCGTAATCTACCTGCAGCCCCTGCATTGGCGTGTTTTCCACACCGGCATTGACCACCGAGACACCAAAGGGCGCGGCGAGTTGGGTCGCTATCTGCACAAAAGAGCGTCCAGTAAACTGAGTTATCAGGGCGGCACAGTCGATCAGGTCTTCGGTTTTACTGCGGCCGACAATACCCACCGATACTGAGCGGGCGTCATAGCGTACCGGTGTGGCATCGATATAACCGGTGACTACCAGATCCGTGCCGATCAGCACCGTGACCGCATCACCCTTTTTCACTCGCGGCTGCAGGTGTCCAGCCTCTTCGCTGCCGGGCCATTGGCGAGTGATTTCCACATTAAAATCACGGGCCAAACGTTCGATACCGGCCGAGATTGAGACCGACGTCCAGCCGACCCACTCACGACCATTCACCCGCAGCGTGACATCGTTATTCATCGAATGGGTACCTGTAGCGTTTTCACCGGCACGAAGCCGGGATGGGTGATTTGGTTGCGCCCGATAATGTCAGTTTCGCGCGCGGCAGAGTCATACCAGTCAGCCGCCAGCACCAGCGCGGGCAGCACTTCATCAGGGGTGCGGAAGGTGGTTTTTTCTATCTGCTCGAGCCGCATGCTGATATCGCGATTCACATCAGCGCGAACGGTATTAATCGCCAGGAATAAGGCATCATCGGTCACCCGTAGTAGCTCCTGATCAATGGCGGTATTGAGGGTGTCGCGGATCTCAGTTAATGACTCATAAGTCACTGGCGGGATAACGGCTACAGCATCGCTGAGAGACGTTACCGCCGGATGAGTGACAAGCGGCAGTTGTGCCAGCGGGGTTGCTGTTAATGGTGGGCGGGCCTGTGGTAAATCAGCCACGCTCTGTGCCGCCTCAGTCAGTGCGGTGGTACGGATAGCCTGAGCCACCACATTGCGCTGGGTGGTTTGGGTCTGAATGGTCTTGCTGTCCGTTTTCCATACCCCATGTGGAGCCAGATCACGACCGACCGTAAACCCGCTAAGCCCCTTAATTTTGTTAATAATGTCGTCGCTGTTACCCAGCAGACTATTACCCGAACGCCACATACGTTGCAGCCGGTTAACGAAATTCATGCCGGAACTGGGTGGCATCAACAGCACCGACAAGTCACCATCAAGCAAGCGACCCGCGTCAGAAATAGCCGAGTTCACGCCGTCAAAGGTTTTGATCGCGGTATTCATCATATCGCTGGCATCGCTGATCACGCCGTTCTGGATAAAGTCAGCCATCCCCTCCAGCCCGAAATCCTTACCGAATGCATCTGTCACACAGTCAGTCATGGCATCACAGGAGGAAACCAGCTTCTGGCCAGTGGCAACGCCGGAGGTGGGAAAAGAGAGTTCACCAGCTTCAACAAAGTTGAAACTGATGGTACACATGCGGCCATCAGCCGCGCTATGGCTAACCCTGATCTCACCGTCAATACAGACATTTAGCTCACCGTATTGCGGGTGAATCAGTTTCCCCGGTCCCGCCTGATCAATGGCGGCAATCAACTGATCACGCTGCGCTTGATAATCGTCACCAATCAGATAGGCAGAAATAGTATCGCGCCGCGTCACCCGCCCCAAATCCTCGGAATAAGGTTTATCGCGGTTGGGGTATTCGTGAGTTTGCGTCCTGCGCCCGAAAGTAGCCTCATCATCCTGCGTTTTAAATGGCACACCACGAAAGGAGGCCGGTAATAGCTTATCTTTCCAGCTCATACATTCTCCGGGCATAAAAAAACCCGCCGAAGCGGGTTACATTTTGATTTAAATTAAATCTTTTTCACGTCAGTAAACTTAAATATAAATTCAGGCTCTTCAAGTCCACCACGTAAGCTCATGCTGCTTTCTTTAATGCAACTCCCATCACCACGGAAGAATGAACCAGAAAATTTAACCTGATCACCTTCTGATAATTGGGATGCTTTCTCAAACAATGAAGATCGTGGGTCAATTAAAGTATCATATGATATATCTGATAATGCGTTATTCCATGTTTTCACAGAGACATTAGGTGCAAGCTCTATAGATAAAACGCCTTTACCATCACTATTAGAATCAACTTTAGTTACCTTACCTTGCCACCCTTCAACTTTTCGAGATTTTAATTTTTTACAAATACCATCATCTCTTTTGGTTTTTATCCCCCCTCTTTGCATGTCATTTTTAGCTCCATCTGAAGCATCAATGGCTGAGGTAGTTAACTCTAAAAAAGACTTTTGTTTTTCTGGTAATGTATTTTTTTGATCTTCTGCAAATGCCGAACCTATTGCGAGTATCCCTACAGCTACAATTAAGGCTAACCGATTTCTTATCATTCTCATTTTTCGACCTCAGAGATTAGTGTTAAAAAATCCTACCACTTACACTGGAACTCTTCACTTGAATTTTGTTACTTACCAGAAAAACGATTATAACCAACATCATAACCAACGCCAAAGCCTGACTGATTGGTTTTGGTGCCGACAATTGCCATACCCGGAGGGGCATTATCAAACTTAACAGTAATTTCTCCATTGACTGCCTGAGGTCGAACTGAAGCCAATGGTGCTTTAGAATTTTGGCTACCATCGTAATTTAATATCTCTTTTAGTCGAGGTATAAATCCATGATAGCCACGGGCTTCCTCATCTGCCTTGGATTTATCTATAAGATAATCACCGGCATTTTTTCCAGCCGCCTTTGCTTCTTCGCCAATCTCATTCAGTTTATTAAACAAACTAATCATTACACCAATAGCTATAACCTGACCGCTAAATTTAAAGAGATTGGTTAACGAACCAGACAAGGCTTTAACAGCAACATTGCCTTTGTTAATACCACTGAGGAATGAAATTAAAAATCCACCAGCGATATAAACAGCAAGGCCTTGCATTAACCCTTCCAAGCCACCTACCATATCAACAATGGGCTTAATCTGGTTCCATATATCTTTAAAGACTGGGCCGACTGTATCCCAGTTAGCCACAATTAACCCACCGGCACCGATCAGCAGCGTAAGCAATTTACCCAGCGGTGACATTTTGGTGACGAAATTCATAATACCGATAGCTTTCGTTATTGCCGACACGCTAACAGCCACCCCAGCTAAATATAGGCCCAGTTTCAAGGTAGTTTTAATCAGTTCTGGATTGGCTTTAATCAGTTGCCGAATTTGCCCCAAAAATGGCCTTAACTCTTCCGCAGCTTCTACTATTGATGGGAGAAATAAATCACCAATAGAAATACTCGCCGCCGTCACTTGGTTCTTTAACAATTGAACTGCATTAGCCGTTGTCGCCGCGCGTGACGCATATTCTTTTTGCATCGAACCACTATAAATTTGTGCATCAGTGACTTTATTAAAGTTTTTTTCCAGTAGATCCAGATTTGATAATAAAGGAGTTATCGCCCCTAGTGACTCTTTACCAAATAGCGATGTCATTACTGCGACTTGATCGGCTTTTGGTATTTTGGCTATCGACTTCAAGACTTTTAACATTGCCGTTTTAGAATCTTTCTGCATATCTGCGGCAAGCTGTTTTGGACTAATTCTTAATGACCGGAATACCTTTTTCTGTGATGCGGTTGCGGCCTTGCCTGCTGTAAGCGACAACATAAAGTTTTTAATGCCTGTTGAAGCTATTTCAGACTCTACCCCCATCCCGGCAATAGTGGCCCCCATTGCGGCAATTTCGCCCGATGCCACACCGGCAACCCCACCGAGCGGGCCAATGCGAGTCACAATCTCAGATATTTTTGCGGCATTGGCTGGGCCGGTGTTACCCAAATAGTTCACCTTGTCAGCAAGTGTAACCACTTCATTTTGCGTTAGCTTAAATGCGGTTCTCCACTGGGCCATCATCTGACCAGACTCTTCTGCTGTCTGGTCAAAAGCGATCCCCATTTTCACTGCATCTTCGGCAAAACGGGTCAATTCCTCGCGAGCAATACCTGCCTGCCCACCTGCAGCAACAATCTCACCAATCCCTGTAGCAGCCATAGGTAAATTTGACGATAGCTCCAGCACATCATCAGCCATCTGTTTAAACTGCTGCGGGCTGTCAAAATCAACCACTTTACGAACATCGGCCATAGTCGATTCAAAATCCATCGCCTGGCTAATAGGAACAGCAAATGCGGCGGTAATAGCTGCGCCTGCCACTGCCGCACTGGAGATAATATCTTTAAATTCCCCCTTAAATTTACGCAGATCCTTCTGCATGGTGGTTAGGGTTGGGGATAATTTATTAACGCCGGTGATAATCGCCTTTAATTGAAAACTATCAGACATTTTTTATCTCCAAAGCAATGCGATCGGCCTGCTTCTCCATTTCAATTATCTTGGAAAGTGGGCAGGCCATAATGGTTAAAGGACTAACTCGCCAAAAATAAGCGATGTTGTAAACGCGGGTAGTGAGGTCTTTTACGCTGCTGAAGTCGTAAAAAAACCGAGTATCTTCATTGATACTGTCATTAGATCCTTAGGTGATATCTGCTTAGCTGAAGAGGGGGGGATATCAGCCATAAGAGGCAAATATAGTAAGGTAGATTTTGAATCCATCTTGATTTCACCATCTTTAGTGATAGTGAAAGGCATGCCACAGCTGGATACTTCATCATAGGTCGGTTCACGAAGTTTCAGCTCTTTGACCTTTTCCCCACCCACGGTAATTTCTCTGGTTAATGTCACAATCATTGGTAAAAGCCCTCTTGTCCGTGGAATTCCATATCTACTGTGCCTTCTTCAGCATTATGGTTCGCTTCGCCATGTAGCCAGGCACTGGAAAGTACGTACACCTGACCGTTCGCCAGTTCGCTGGTGATGGTCATGGTATCTGCGGAAGTGATCTTGCTGATGGGGTAGTCTTTCGGGACTTTAAACGTCCCTTTGGTATAGGGTGCGCGGTGAGTCTCTTTGTAATCCACTGAACCATCCAGCCCGATCACATCGTCCTTCACCGCGGTATTCATTGGCACCTCAATGCCACCAGTCAGAGATAATTGCTGACCATCAATTTTAAAAAAGCACGTGCCGCCAATTCGAGCCATTTAGGCCACCTCTTCGTTATATTGCAGACGGAACTGATTAAGCACCGCGAATACGCGTAGTTGGTTGACATAATCAGGTGGGAACAGCACATCAAGCCGGTTAGGGTTATCCGCGTTGCGCTCAACAACCAGGTGCTGGCTAAACAGGTCAAAATTTTCAACAATGCCCGCGCGTTCCAGTTGGCGATAAACGGAAAGCAACTCACCACGGATCACCTTCGGCGTGACAATCGCCTGACCTGAGCCAAAACGGGTGCCATCGTTCGCCAGCTTATGGCGCGGATATTTACTGGTGATCACTGACATCAATCGGCGCAACACGTAGGCGCTGATATGCAACGTCTCACTATCAAGAAAACTGTTATCGGCGTTGCCGTAGACGTTTTTCTGATAGGTGGTGATATCACGCTGAATACGTAATACCCCACCCTCGCTGTAAGCGGTGGCGATACCGTGGGTTAACAGGGATTGCTGCTCGGACAGAATGAAGCGCGTACCCACCGGAGCCGGAAGCGCATCATTTAACAGGCCGGTTTGCGTAGGTCGTGCCGGATCATTGCGAATAAACACCGAATTACGCGCGGTTCGTGCCGCAACCAGTTCATCTGTTGCCATCTGTACACCGGTTTCATACCCGGCAATGGTCAGATGTGGGTCGTTAAACGTGGCCCCAAAAGCCACCAGATCCGACAAATCACCCACTTTCGCGGTGTACACATGTCCATATAACTGCCGTGACCAGCTCCAGCGCCCAGTATCGTCATTCATCTCTTTGCCGATGGTGGCCAGTGATGCCGAGTCATTAAACGGAAAAGCGATAAAATCAAACAATTCATCGCCTAAGGTGGCTATGGTTGCAGACAGCGCCGGAGCACCGGCACCGCCAGCCATCGGAACAATTGCCACATTCACACCGGATGGATTTTGTTCACCGCCCACTGTGCCGCGATAATTCAGGCTGATAGGCAAGCCATTACCCGTTAAGCCGCTGTTTTTGGCCGTAAGGGTGACAACACCCGCAGCAGCAATTGCTGTCACCGGTAAATCAACCAGCGCATTTACCGCAGCGGCGATGCTGGTAGCGATAATCGCCGGAGTATCCAGCGCAGTAACCACGACTTGCACTCGAGTAGAGCCAAGATAAATAGAGAGAGCGCCGGAGGCTTGCGCGGTACCGGTGACAGTGAGTGTACCGGTTGCCGGATCACCCTCGACTTCAGGAACAGCAACCACCCACAATTCACCAAAGGGATCGACAGCCCGGTAAGCTGCCACCATGCGGGCTAACTGGCTACCCCGTCCGGCTACCTGCCCCGCTCTGTCTGCCGACGGCATAATAACGAGTGTGTTTTTTTCAATCGAACTGGTTGCCAGCGCGTGGGCGATAATGAGCGAAGGCCCGCTGTCCTGTGCCGTATTCGCCGCGCTATTATCCATTTCGGCAAAGAACAACGGCACCCGTAAATCATTAGGGATGTTGTTAAAGCTGATCATTGTTTTTTGGCCTTCTGCTCAGGTTGAACGAGGGGTGCCGGTGGTGCGGTTTCTTCAGGTTCTGCGGCCTTGACGGTCACTTCTCCTGACGCTATCCGACGGTGCCAGTAAATATTTTCATCGACGTTTCGGCCCTCTGCGGGCAAAAAGTCACCTCTAACCGGGTCAGGAACTGACCGGCCATCTTTGGGGATCACATGCATAAGGGGTTACTCGTCGTTAAGGGAGATGTTTAACTTGTGTTCAATGGTGCCATCAGGGGTCATAAAATCGACATCAACCATGATCCGCTCCAGCTCTGCAAGCTGCTGAAGGTCGTCCCATTGGCGGGTATCTTCTTCTGATATCTCAATTTTGGCGGAGAAGTCGTACTGGAAATAGAGGTGAGCACGGTTGGTGTCCAACAGATTACCGCCATCATACTGAATCGGGTCATAGCACGGTTCAGGTTGCCACCCCAATAGCGCTTTAAATAACTCAGCGCGTAAATCATGCACAGCATCAAATGCCGCTTTCTGGCCCCGCTGATCTGCACTGTTACTCACCACTACCACCACGGCAAACCCATCGGTAATTGTCTGCCAATAGTCAGTTTTTGACCGTTGTTCGCCAGCAGTGTCATTAGTCGGGATAATCCATGCACTGGGTAGTGCCATCTTGCCATTTTCGAGGAGCAACTCATATTCTGCTGCCCCAGACACTCGTCCATCAAATGACGGACAACGCAGGCGCAAGGCGGCAATAACGAGAGATAATTTCATTTAACCACCACTGATTTTTTTAGTGCATTGAACAGTACCTTCTCAGACCATGTGCGCCGATTGGCCAGCGCCTCTGTCATAAAATTTTTACGGGGTGCAATTTTCCAGTCACTGCCCCCTGAGGCACCTTTTCGGTGACTCTTGCCTCGCCTGGCCTTACGTTTCACACCGTAGAACAGGAAAGCGGGATAGAAGTCATCACCAGAAGGTAATCTGGTTGCTCGCCTGCCCCCTTTTTGGTTGGGCGCGATACGTACCATAAAGCCCGGACGTCCGCCTGATGGTGAGGGGACTTTATAGCCGATGGATTTTGATAGCCCGCCGGTGCGGGTACCAGGCGCTTCACCCGCCTTTGATATGGCATGGCGCGCTACCAGTCGCCGCGCCTCGTCTTGCACACCCCGCCCCACTTTTGCAAAGGCGTTTCTAACCCTTTTCTGGTTGAATTCCAGCTCTTTAGGTTTATCAAAATCGACGTGCAGATATAAACCGCTGGTAGAACTTTCCATTCCCATTAATGCCCCTCCCCAATAACTTCCACGGCTCCCAGCTCTTCAGCGGTGATAACTAGAAATCGGCTGGCTTCATTCAGGTTCGTAGTTCCCTTGACCCGATAAACCATTTTATTGATCACCACCTCATCATCCGTGGTGACACCCATTCGGTAGCGGATAACAATGCGGTGAGTAATGGCAACATCAATCTGCACCGAACCGATACGGACAGAATCACCAATGGCTGACAGCTTGGCCCAGGTATCGAACTTATTGTAATAAACGGTATCAACACCCATATGACCGTTGCCGGGCACATCTTCGCGGGTGCGGAACTGGGCGCGCTTATTCAGTTCACCGGGAGCCGGTGGCCGATAGGTAGCATTGATTTCAGTGAAGCGGCGTTGAGTCATAGCGGAATAAACCTGTATGGGCCAACAAGGAAGTAAAAACTCATTGGCACTTCGGATTGTTCATAGTCGCTGACCGATGAGCGGTTTTCATACCAATGGCTGACTAAATGCAGCATGGCCAGCTTGATATCCGCCTCCAGAACTAACCCATCAGGGTCTGCTTCGGGTACCGCGTCCGCATATAATTTACGGTTGGTGTAGCTGATGACCCGTTTTTCTGCTGCAGCGCCAATCAAGGTTAACAGGTCATTTTCATGGTCAAAATCAACATCCAGCCGACACTGAGCCTTAATTTCTGGCAGTGTTAACAGCATGAAAACCTCCATACCCGCAGCCTGATCCCAGATTGCGGGCATAAAAAAACCGCGAAAGCGGCATGTTTTAAGTTCGAGTGAAATTAACCACCCGCAGCAGGTTTACCCACCAATGCTTTAATCGCGGCGGTATCTTCCAGAATGCAGTCAAAACGATGGAAGGCGAGGAAGCCGGTCTGGTCAAACTCAGCATAACGCTCTACCAGGCGTTTTAGTGTCATGTAAGTAATACGACGAATAATGAAACGATCAAAGTCGCCACAGAAAATGAATTTCTTACCCGCATCAATACTGTCAATTGCCTGATCAATCACATATGGCACCTGCAATACGGTTGCTGGTGCTCCACCGATAATCTCCGGTAGCCATAGCGGACGGCCTTGCTGATCTTCCATTTCGGTAAGGATTTTCAAGGTTGAATCATTGAATGCCCAACGGAATTTCGGGCCATTACGATACGCGGGATCGATTGAATGTTTGAGAGTATTCATCTCTTTCCAGGTAAAGGCCTTCGCTGCTGCGGTTGTAGTGATACCTGTTACCGAAGTCACCAGCCCTTTGGGTTGTACCGGTGTCCCTGCGCCAGTCCCCTGAACCAGATATTTAGCTTCACCGCGCCCGATACGCTGAGCAATGCGGCCTGCCAGGAATGCTTCAATATTGACGCCACTATCCTGAAGTAGCTCATTAGAAATACGGATGATTTTAGACGATAGCTTTTTAGCACCAAGTGAGCCAGAACCGAACTCAACATCTTGTTCGCCGGTTTCAGTATTTTCACCCAGCAGTTCCCCTTCTTCTGTCGTACCGTCAGAGGTGGCCCATTCGATATCCTGCCCGTTGTCGGTATTCATGATCTGCGCGACGCTGGCAATACCACCATAGGCTTTCATGGCCTCGACAATAATGGCGCGGAACTGGGTTGGGACGGTGTAACCGCCTTTTTCATTGGGGGCAGTCCCTTGCGCACGTAACTCACGTAACGCACTACGTTCTTCAGCATTCAGTTCACTTTGCCCATGGCGAAGAAACTTGTTAAATGCCTGCTGGCGCTGCTCTTGTTGCTGGCCCTCTGGGGTGTCAGTCCGTTGGCGCTGTTCTTGTTCCTGTTCCTGAACAAACTTCTGATCTTGGCTGCGCAACTCTTCTTCACGCGAGATTTGATCATCCAGCGACTGAAGCTCTGTTTTTGCCTTGTTCCAGTTGGTGCGTTGTTCATCAGTCCAGGCGTTATCACCAATACTGTCATGCAAAGCGCGCATATCCGTTGAAATGGTATTACGCTTTTGCTTAATGTCGTGCAATTTCATAGGCATAAATTTATTTCCTTAGGCGTTAATCAAAGTCAGCAGGCGCTCACGCGCCATTTTGTGGTTAATGGCTTGTTGTAGCGCGCCGCTATCTCGCGCTTCCTGCCAGGCTTGCATGGATCGGACGCCTGAATCAGCATCCTGATAGGCTGCATAAGTGACGGGACTAACGTCATACAGCCGGGAAAACTTTGAAATCTCCCGAATAACAATCCCTTCTTCATCCTCGTACCAACGTTCTCCATCGCGAGCGACCGAGAAAGCAAATGAAGATTGGTTGATGTCACCACGCGACATTGGCGCGATCACCAGATCACGAATAGTTTGTGTGTCGGGTGCTAAAATGTTGTATTGCAGACCGCGTTCATCGACCGACACGGTGAGGGTGTTAGCACTGCTGCGGCCGAGAATAAAATTGGGGTCATGGTTAAACAGGCCGCGCACGTCATCCCCCAGCACATCATCAAATGCGCCTGGCTTAATGATTTCACGAAACCCCCACAGCGGTTCTGAGCGGGTATTGAACACCGAGCCGTAGCCAATAATGCGGGTTGGCTCATTCTCTCGCTGTTCTGCCCGTACCTCCCCGCTATAACAGCGTTTTTCTGTCTCACTCATTGCTCGATCCTTTATCGTTGGGGTCGATATCAGTATTTGAGGTGGTTAATTTGGCCGCATTGACGCTGACCAGCATTTCATCCAGGCCGTCTACCGGATTCATATCTTCAAAGGCGCGGGCTTCATTGCGCGACATCCAGCCATCAGTAATGGCGAAGTGGTAGAAATTGGCGCGTTCCTGCGGAGTGCCGCGCAATAAACCAGCCAGATTAAAGCGGACGTAGTAGCCTGCTGCCCGTTCAGCTCGTGTAAATAACCGGCGGTTTAATTCCTGCTCCCAGTTCACAATCCACGGCATGACGGTGTGGCGTACAAACTGAATCGACTGCTGGGTAATGTTGGAAAATGTGGCTTTTTCCAAGTCATTGATCATGTGGGCCGGTATATTGAAAATCCCCGCTATCTGGGAGCGGTTCAGCTTGAGCATGTCAATGATCTGGGCATCAACTGGCGAAACCGTCAGCGCCTTATAATCCAGCTCTGCGGGCAGCAACATGGTTTTGTTCTCTTCATTTCGCAGCGCGGCAGCGGCTTTACGCCACATATCTTTTAATCTTTCCCACGAGTCTTTATTTAACTCCCCCTTAACTGACACGATCCCTGCTGGACGGGCATTACCGTTGAAAAAGTTGCTGGTATATTTCTGACCACTCATGCCCATGCCGATAGTCTCTGCATGTTGCAGGATAGGACTTAGCCCCATTTTCTGATTATTGCCCAGTGCACGAATGTGGATCATGTCGTCAGGGCTGACAGCAAAAGGACCTTGCTCGTTATAAACGCCGTAGGTGTAGCGACCACCGGTATTTAACAGGGTGGTTTCCCACGGCATACAGGCTTCAAGGCTAACTATCTCGCCGCGCCGTGAGCGCACAACTTTGGTGTAACCATTCCCCCAGCCAAGCACATGGCGTTCCTTTAATTCCCGCCATTTGTAACTGGTTTGCCAGACGTTAGGTTCATCATGTACCAGATAAAAAACGGGGTGATCTCGCGCCACTTCAACCGTGTTTCCGGTTTTACGCATCACATGCAGCGGCATCTGCGCCAACGTGGAGGAAAGCACATAAATACAGGCATAAACCGCCCCCAGTTTCATGGCGGTTTCAGGGCTGACAAAAACGTCAGATTTAAAGAAACTGGCTTCTTCTGCTGATTCACCCGTTACAGGGGTGGCTGGATTCTCCAGCGGATTACTTCGGAACAAAGCATCAAGTAGCACGGTATTTTCTCCTTGCGACGAACAGTGCGAATATCAACATTCCACCACCCGCGCACTGTAATGCCGTCGCTGTGCCAAATTGCAGATAAAGCCCCGCCATGAGTAAACCGAAACCGGCTACCCCGATAATGTCGATAATCAGTGATTTCATAAGATAAGCAGTTCTTCGTCTGGATCGAGGTTGGAAAGGAAATCACCCGGCGTATTCAGCATTGCTCTGCCAACCGCCATGATTAGTGCAACAGCACCGTCTATTTTGTTCTCGGAAGCCTCTTTTATCGGCCTGACCACATCATCATTGCCCGGCAGATACTTACCCACTACGTTGCTGATGCACCATGTCATGATGGGGTTGCCATCATGGTGAAAGCGCCCAGACTCAACAGCGGCTTCCAGTTCCTTCATGGCGTCGCTCATATTTGTATAGTTCTGAACAATAGTGATCGGGCTTAACCCTTCTTCAGCCAGATGGTGGGAAAGGTTGGTTGCGCCATGTGGATCAATAGGCGATTCTTCGACTGGATTTAGACGGTTTACCTCTTTGGCAGCCTCAAGAATTTCGCGGTAATCTATTTCGGCACCAGGAGTAGCCTCAAGATGGCCGGTAATTACCCACTTTTGGAAACGTTCAGCAGTGCGCCGATCCTCAACATCAGCACTGAATACCGTGTCATACGGCACCCAGAACTTAGGGGCGATACAGTAATAATGTTGTTTTCCGTCAATAGTCCGGGTAAACAGGCGCGGCATGGAGTTCATATCCAGCTTGCGGGCCAGGTCAAAAGATAGATAACAGGATTGACCTTCAAACTGTTCCAGTGTCAGGGTGCTATCTTCACAAGCCCGCCAACTCACCATATTGAAGAATGCAGATCGGGCAGATACCCAGATGTTCAAATGTTTAGTTTTAAAGATGTTGGCTTGACGGGCATTATTCATTGCCCTTTGTTGCTGGCTCAGTAAGAAATCACTGTAAACAGATACCCCCATATTGGGGTTAGCTTTCTTCAGTGATGCTGGTAATGTCCAGTCGTCCCCCTCATCAACAGTATAAATAATTCCGAACAGCTCATCGTTTGGGACGGTACCGTTAAGCATTTCAATAACTTCTCGGCGCTTGTCGTAGCACGGCCCTTCAATGTTATAGCCCGCCGTGGTAATCGCCCACATGATGGGCTGTCTGCGTGACCCCATCCCCGTTAACATGGTGGTGTAGAGTGAGTCTGTTTCGTGTTCGTGATACTCGTCCACGATGGCGCAACTGGGTGATGATCCGTCACCGGGGTTACCGATAACCGGCTCAAACCGTGCACCATCTTCTGGCCGGTTCATGTTGGAAGCATTCACTTCAATGCCAAAGGCTTCACAGAGCAGCGGTGTACGCTTGCACATCAAGCGCGCTGGCCGGAACACTTCCCACGCTTGCTTCTCGGTTGTGGCACCGGAATAAACCTCAGCACCGAACTCGTCATCACATGAAAAGCAGAATAGCGCCACCCCAGCGGAAATAGCTGATTTGCCATTTTTGCGGGGGATCTCGGTATAGACCTCACGGAACCGGCGTAACTTACTGCCTTTATGCAGCCAGCCGAAAGCACAGCAGACGATAAAAAGTTGCCACGGTTCTAAGGTGATGGGCATTCGCTTAAAGGCCCACTCCCCCTTGGTGTGGGGAAGCAGTTGAATAAACTTTGCGGCTTTCTCAGCGCGGTCTTTATCGAATCTATATTTAAATTTACGGCCTTTTTCTGCTGCCAGATCATCAATGTGACGCTGACAGGCATCAATAACAAAACGGCAAGCAACGATCCGCCCCTGCACCACATGACGGGCGTACTGATTCGCCGCATTAACATTCGGATATGCTTTTCTAGTCATAGGTTTGTGAACGGATTCTTTGAGGTTTTCTTGCCTGCGCCAACTAAACGAGCGCGACTGCTAGGGTCTAAGCCCAACATACCGCCGAAAGAAGCCAACTGTTTCATGGCTTCATTCAATGCCGTTAGAGCAGGGTTCTTTACTGGCCCGCCGGTTGCACCAACCATCACAACGCCATGTTCGGCCACATGCTTTTGGGACTTTCGGGCCGTGGAGTAGGCCACGCAGAACATTTCAAGGTTATGCAGATCAGTGGCACAAAGCACTTGTTGAGCGCAAAGCTCTTTTGCTGCCATGATCCACATCGTTGAGGCGTATTCATCAAACCACTCTGGCGGCGATGCTCCCTTGATTGGCGTAAATGCGGGTTCGTCTTTATTCAGAGCACGTTTACCCGGATTGCCCGCCAATTCCTTCCGGGCAGTTGGCTTGGCTCGGCGTCCGGATCGGCCCGGCGCTCCAGCCATAATCCCTCCAGTTTTAATTTCATTTTACGCGGGTAAAAAAATCCAATGAGGCTGGCGGTACGGTAGGACAAGGGCTGCAGAGATTCGATCCCCCCTCCCATTGATGATATTGATTCTCATTTGATGTGATGATGCACCGTTTTGGTGCTCACATTGGTGATGTTGATAATCATTATCACTTGATTCGTTCGGTCGCAGTCTTCTTTCTATGGTGTGGCCAGCACAACAGTTCGAGGTTGGATGGGTCATCAGTACCACCGTGAGCCTTAGCCCTGATGTGATCGACCGTGGTACCCGACACCACCAGACCTTCACGCAAGCACTGCTGGCACAGCCCTTTGTCTCTGGCTTTTATCAGTGGCTTCAGCTTATCCCAATTGGCACCATAGCCACGCTCATGCCTGGTCTTACCCTGCTGGTGGTTCTCCCATCCGGTGTTCTGATGTTCAGGACAATAACCTGTGCTGTGGATCGTAGTGTTGCGGCACCCATGCTTACGGCAGGCGCGCGGTATTCTGGGTGGCATGAGGTTACTCCAAAAGAAAAACCACCGGCTTATAAGGCCAGTGGCTTGGGTTGTTCATTATTGCTCAATGAATGCCATCTACAATTCTATTGCTTTTCTATTAATATACTCATTTCTAGATATATACCACAGCAGACTATAAAAAAGTCGCCAAGAGATCAGGTATTTAAAATATTTTCTTAAACTGTCTTCGGTCTGATGAATCTAGAGTCCAAGAGATATCTCGAAGGTCTCCTATATCAAGTTCGAATATTTCTTCTTCAGTTTTTAATCTATCAATGGCGATCCTATATTCCTGTTGATGAGAGTATTTACTGTTTTTAAGAAATACTGACCTGAAATCAAACGTATCAAGTCTTATGGATACGTCATTCTCAGAATAATATTCTACCGGAGATGCTCTATATTCATTGATTGATCTAGAAGAAAGCATTGAGTCTAATTTTCTTTTTATTCTTCGTGTAAATTCAGGTGCATCATTAATAATAACCGCATGAGAACCAAGCAATTCGGCCCCATCTAATAAACCGTAATAACACTTAGTTTCAATTATATTAATATTCGAGGGTGCATTGCCCATTCTAATTCTAATTGGGGGTGTCAATGTCATACAAAACACGTTTATACAGTCTGTCCATCTGTGATTAAATACAACAGGCCCAACAAAATGTTTAGGATCAATAGGATCTCCCCCTGAAGACCAAATTGTTATCTCATGAGGCGAGATTATACTATGTGCTCCCTCATGCTTGTCAGATATGTTTCCTTTCTCTTTTTCCTCGAATCTTTTGAATATTCCTAATGGGTTCATATAAAGCTTACCATCAAGGAACATTTCTCTATGGTCTTCATTTTTGAATACCCGCGAAAGCATAGGGAAAAATTTATTCACTGTGTGCCTTACCAAATAACTAGATATAGATGGTGATCATTGTATTCCTCACACTAATTCTTAGCCAGTCGTTCATTATTCATATTGAATTTTTCCTCCCCGCATTCTGCCGCCACCCAATAACCTCATCCAACCGCCCCTTGCAGATCCGCAGCTCACGTTTCAGCGCCAACGCATACAGCCCACTATCGCCCCAAGTAGTACCGACGAACTCCGGCACTTCGCATGCAGTTAATGCTGATTCTGGCGGTAGCAATACAGGACAGGTTGCTGGTGGACGTGAAGCCGCCTTATTCGCGCAAGATGTTAATGCTAGCGTCAGGCATGCGCTGAATAGCACACTTATCATCTGACGACGCTGCCAGAAACCGCTTAAGCCGATCGTCACTTTCATTGCGTAGCTTCCTCTCGTTATCTAACTGGCGGGCTGTGGCGGCACGGTTGGCGGCGTCATTCACTTGGTATGCATCGATGATATTACCCAGCACAACATTAGTGGCCTGTTCAGCCACCAGCTCCGCTTCTGTTTTTTCGACCTGATTTGCGAGGCGGTAACTGTTAAAGAGCAGCGCTGACACAATCACCACCAGCGCAGCAATGACGATCCCCATGGTTTTATTCATCCAGCCCCCAACAGGTCAGTTCGCTTTCCTGTGCGCGGCGTTCTATCTGTCCGTAACAGTTATTGGAACGAATCCGGCAATCTTTACCGCCGTCATGTATCCAGCGTTTGATCTCAGCGCAAGCACCTTTGCGATCACCTGCATTGAGTTTTTTATAGAACGTGGCGGTGAAACATTTACTCGGGCCGATGTTATAGGGGCAAAATGACGCGATGCCGGCAATCTGTGGTTCCGTCAGCGGTACCCGGACATTTTTCTTCACCCAGCTAATAGCTTTGTCAGCCTCTAGCTGATTCACCGCAGCACACTTCTCTGCTGACAGCTTCATCCCTTTCACTACCGGTTTGCCATCAACTTGAGTCGCACCACGGCAAATAGTCCAAATCCCTTTTCCATCTGGATAGGCTACAAGCCGGTTACCCTCTTTCTCATCCAAAAACTGATCAAGAATTATTGTGGCCGGGGCGGCAACCATAATCAGAGCCAGAACTGCCGCGCTTAATTTGCTTTTTGTCGAGGCCATCACTCACCATCCGGTTTATAGCCGTGGCGGCGATCCCAAATCTTGATGCCAGCATTAAGCATGAATGTCAGGGCCATAAAGAATAACGAACCAAGCACACCAATTACCGTCCACTCATCAGGTGTGAATCCAGCAATCAGCTCTTTAACCCAAAAAATAAAACTACCACCTGACACTAGGTAGGAAGCATTAGAAGCGATATTGCTCATTTTCATGGTCTCCCCCTCCCGGTCAGCGGGTTGGGCGCGTAGTTAAGGAATTTAGCCCACCAGTGCAGCCACTCATGCGGAGTAATGTGTGTGGAGTTGATTGGGTGACTGGTGGGCTAAAACGAGAAAGGCCACGCAATAGCGCAGCCTCACAATTATTTACCTGTTGTTTTATCCACCGCAGACGATGGTGGTATCTTGATTAGCGACGCCGGTTAGATGATGCCAGCAATACTGCGCCGTTTTTGATGGCCGCTGCCAGAGCTTCCGCAAGAATTTCATGCGGAATACCCGGCAAACGTGCAGCCCAAAAGGCCCGAGTTCTCACCCAATCCATATCTCCGGCTAGTTGAGAAGTGATGGCTTGGCGAAGTTCTTTGATTAAGGCCGCTTTTTCTTCTTCTTTTTTGTATAAGGATGCGTCCATATTTATGTCCAATATCGATAAGTTTAATGAGTTCGCTGGTCGGGTATTCGGAATACTCTATGAGGAGTTTCCCATTCCGACCAACATCAATGTAGGTGATATCCTTGGTGATCCGGATTTATACAACACCACAGGTATTCCGCCCGAAATGGCGGATGACGCTGATATAGCCGGATACACCGTTACCTGGTTACACCAATCTGGTTACCTTGATATGCTTAATCGAGATATAAGCCTAAATGAATTTTATAACGTGGTTCTAACAGCAAAGGGGTTGGAAGTACTCAAAGCAATACCTGATAGCTTAGCCCCTCGCTCATCCCCGCTTGGAACACAAATCGTAGATGCGGTTAAATCAGGTGCAAAAGAAACGGTGAGCTCCTTGGTTAACCAAGCACTATCAACTGGCATAAAGTTAGCTGCAAGCTCAGTTGGCATTGATATCTGACGCAAAAAAACCTAAACAATTAAGCCCAGATACTAGTCAGGGCTTGTCATTTTGAAGCCGGTTACGGTTCCGGCGTCAGCACCTACCAATGTGCTGACCGCATACCTTTGAAATGCAAAAGCCCCAGCGATTAAGCCAGGGCTAGATTCACTAAATTGGATTTATTCACATTCAAAACTAACTTGTAGTACCGGTGGTTCCTTGAATCGGCAGTCAGGACACCATGATTGCACTATATAACGTCCATCCCCCATATCTCTCATACCGAAATCATCGTAACGATAGAAAACATGGTGACCAACTCTTTCTGAGCAAGACGGGCAACTCTTATAGACTTTCCCTTCTTCTTCAGCAATCAACGAGTCACTTAACGAAGCATCACATCCAGAACACTTTGCCATGCAGCTACTCCTATAAATAATGGAATAGATTGATTAACACGGCTAAAGCGTTATGAATGGCATCAAGATCAAAAAACACGCAAAAAGTGCATTATCACATGGTAAGTCACTGCCAAATCGACCACCCTTATCACATTACTATGCTTTTTGCGTACGCGTTAATGAATTCTATTAAAGAATGATATATCTTAAATAAGTAGGGTGTTAAGCAAAGCCCCTGAAGAAAAATAATTCCACATTAAATAATTTACATATGTGATTATATATTTACATAGGATCTGGCTATGAATTTTTCGGAAAAAAAACAAAAAGAATTTTCAAAAAGTGCTGTTGTTACTCTGTTTGAAACAAATCACGACAAAGCAGTTTTGTTCTTTGATGAATTAAAGGACAACAAGAACTTCATAGTGGATGCAGATTATAAAATTAATGATGAAAGTCATATTCGCATAAGGGATATTTCTTATGTTGGAGCTGCAGTTTTCGCTCACATAACATTTTATAATCCAAAAGCTAAAGTGTCTGTAACACCAAAAGCTGAAGATAAAGCAAAAGATCTTTTTGATATTGATAACTTTGATAACTGCCATTTGTTTTTGTGCGTGAGTGGAAATTACATACGTGCAATCTTCCAATTATCAGTAACTTGGCCTATAACAAGGCTTGATAGATTTTTCAAAACATTAAAGATGTCTCCTAAAATTACGCATGTTATTGACAAAACGGTAATTAAGAAAATTAAAGATGAGGGTTTCAAAGAACTACATCTTCAAACCACTGTACATGCAACCGATTTACCTATAGTAAATACACCTTTGCGTTCACTTATAGCGAAAGAACCTAAAGTTGGTGAAGAGGGTTTATCTGGCGAATTAGTGCTTAAAAGTAAGGCAAACCCAAGACTTGCAGCTGAAATAGAAAAAAACCCTGGGGATATTGCAAAAGATTTATCTGAAGATTTTTATATCATTACGAAGGGCGGTTCTAAAATCAAAGGCGATGATGTAAAAGTTAATAAAGTCTACTTCACTCGTCCTTATGGAACGCGAACCGTTAAACCAGAATATGCATTCGAAATATTAACACATTTCAGCCAAAATGTTGTATAGTGCCCGATCACCTATATAATTACTGTGGTGGAGAGTATACATGAACCGCATCGACACGAAGGGTTTCCTAGTAGTCTTTGTATTTACAATTCTATCTCTCCTTTTTTCGTTTTTTTTCCAAGAAAAAATCAGATTTAATAAAGATCTTCTGAACCTTGTAGCTAATGTTTTTTCTATACTCACTGGTTTCCTTCTTTTAGTTCTGTCTATGTCTAGTGAAGCGGCTTCAATACTTGAGGGGCTATCTAAAACTGAACGAATGAACCAAAAGAAAAGATTTAACATAAGGTTTGCAAGATACTGTTCATTATTCTTTTTGTATTTTTCCGTCTTAGTGTTGATCTTTATCTACTATGCTATTCTGCCACCAGAAAAAGCTGCACTCAGTGACGCAAAACATCCAATATCCAATACCATTCTTACAAGCATGACGATTTTAGAATACTTAATATGCTTCCTTACTTCATTTTCATTTCTACTTTCAACACTTATCCCTTTGAAAATAAGAGAAATTTATGAGGAAAAAATGCTTTTGAATAGTAATGATAAGAATGGTAAATAACCCCTCAGATATTTTCTGAGGGGCATCATTTAGTCAAATTCTAATTTAATATCTAACATTGATAAACATCCGTATACAAACCCCTCAGCTAACTGCATTTCTTTTCTTATAGTTCCATCCGAACACCTACGCTTACGTGCAATCGACCTGAGTGATACGTTGTACAGATAGTGCAAAACTAGCAACTCATACTCATCTGGCTTGAATTTATTAAGCCTTGCAACACAGCTATCAATGATAATGCCATCATCGTCACAGCATGAAAGCCTGCTCGGTGACTTGGATGGCAATAATCCTTTGAAACCCGCAGCAATATGAGAGTAATCTACCCCGCTGTTATCACTGGCAGCCCAGCCGCCCCAGCGCTCTAATACTATGGAAATATCTCTCATGCTGATTCTCCTGTGTAATCGGTCCGCACACCGTTTACTAAATTCATATTCACTCCATGACCTGCCCCCAGGGTTAGATACAACGCTCAGTTAGTAATGTCGGATCCTTCACTCTCAGAATTACCCTTTCTCCAGGCC